CACAAACAATAGGTAAAATAGGATATAGAGATTCTTTAGTAATTGGTGATTTGGGAGACGATGATTTTGTTTCAAAATCAATTATGAAAGTATGGAGCACGAAACTTACAAGTCGTATTATCGTTGGTGTAAATGGTTCATTTCAAACAATACAAGACGCAATTACGTGGCTAGGGACAGCAAGTAATATGACCGGGGCAACCGAATTATTAATTGATTCTGGAACTTATACTGTTATGGATACTATTATTATTAATTTACCATATCATTTAAATATAAGGAGTCTTGATTTTTATAGTTGCACAATTAATGCTGGAACTGGTTTGACAAACAAACCTATGTTTGAAATACTCAGTTCTACATTTATAGAAAGAATTACATTAAATGCTACGACATTAACAAACTATGGTACATTATCTACTGAAAATGCTATCGATTACAACGGAAATGGATTATATTGTGAATTTCAAAATATTGAAGTAATTGGATTTTATGATCAAATTGCATTAAATGGTACATCTCAATTATTTTTATTTAATTCAATCATGAATAGTGCCGTTAATTCTGCATTGATTGTTAATTCTACAGGAGCGACATCAATAGATGTTGAAACAAACACGTTTTATAATTGTAAATATGGTATTTATTTATATAAAACAACTGCTGGTAATTTTCAAATTATGACCAATGTTTTTACGTTAAATTCGGCTACTCAAATTGGAGTATTATATAATCCAACAAACTATATTGTAACAAATGACCCGAATATAAGTAGTAATAGTTGGAATAATATAGGTTCTTTTGTTAGTGGTTTTTATTTTTCACGATCTGATGGACGAGATTCTAATATTTTTATGAGATCAAATGCCGGATATGAAGATAAAAATCCACATGCTAAAATTAATGTAATTGATAATGTAACAACCACAACTATTCCTAATCCAGCAAATTATACTAAAGCTTTGTTTACAAACACAAATTCGTATACGTGTAAACTTACAATAAATGATGGTAAATTTACGTACCAATCTAATAATGGAACTGATGGTAAGGTATGGATTGGTGGTAATATACAAGTGAATCAAAATAATCGAAGTATTAACGTTGCTTTTTATAGAGCGATAGGTATAACATCAGTTACGGGAAATGGAACAACGACTACTGTTACAACGACCGGAAATCATAGTCTATCTACTAATGAAGTTCAAGTAATTGGATGGACTGGTGGAACAGGAACTTGGAATACTGGTGGTAATACTCCAGCATTAGCAGTAAAAAATATAACTGTAACTGGACCAACTACTTTTACATACTTAGGTACCGGAAATGGAACTGCTACTGGTGGAACTATAGGTCAAATAATAGCACCATTCACTGTTAGAGCAGTTGCTCAAAATACATTGTATGGATTTGGATTTCCTGTATATCTTCCAGATATGAGATTTGGATTTGAATACGATGCTATATATGTTTATACTACTAATCAAGGCGATGTATGCACAGTATCGGATTTATCACTTTTAGTAGATTGTCGATAATTTAAATTAAATAATTTTATGATATGATTATAAACTTTTTAAAAAACTACAAAAATATAATATTATTAATATTTATTGGGATATTTATAGTATTTGTAATAAAAATGTGTAATAAATCTGATGAAATTAATAGATTATCTGGAAATTATTATGCATTAAGTGATACGGTTGAATATTATAAGACTCAATCTGGTAAAAATGCATCAAAATCGAAGGATTTAAGCATATCTATGTATGAATTACGTAATACTAATAATAAAGAGTTTGATCGTCTTAATTCAGTTATAAATGACCTTAAATTGAAAAATAAGAATGTAAATCAAGTATCGACATCAACCAGTATTATACACGTTTCTGATTATATCACATTAAATGATACAATCTTTGATAATGATACTATTTATAGATATAAATCTGGTAAATTTACGGATCCGTGGACTATATTAACTTTAAATGTATATGATAATAATAAAGTTAAGTTTGATTTAGTAACGAATGATACAATTGATATAATAACAAGTAAACAAAAAGTTGGAAGTTTTAGATTTATAAATATTTTTAAGAAAAGACCAACAGTATTTGTATCAAATGCTGTAATGACAAGACCTGGTGCTACAGCTACTGTAAAAACTATCAGAATTAATAATTAAATATTTATTTTTTTAAAACCTATAGTATTTTTTTAACTATATTGTATTAAAAATAATAAATATTTAATTATGGAGATTAAAAATAGACAATTAGTAAATTTAAGCAATATTTTATTTTCATTTGCTGATAAAAAGGTACCATTTTCATTAGCAATATCAAGAAATACTAAAATTGTAAATCTTTTAATAGAAGATTATAATAGTAGACGTATCGATATTATAAATGAACATGCAATTCTAAAAGAAGATGGTACATATTTGGGTTTAATTAAACCAGATGCTGAAAATGAAGAACGGTATGAAAATCCACAGAATCTTATGGAGATGGAGATAGAAAATCGTACCGAACTTTTTGAAAAACTTAAAGAACTTGATAATGTTAGCCAAGAAGTTAATTTAATTAAGATTGATATGAGTAAAGTATACTATGATTCAGTTCTTAAAGAAAAATCAACAGTTGAAGATTACATTAATACAAATGTAGAATCAAATCTAATTACTCTTTTATCCGAGTTTAATTTAATAGATTTATAAAACAATAAAAAAACTAATACGAAAAGCCACATATTATTAAAAATAATATGTGGCTTTTTTGCGTAAGTATAATTCATTTATTCTCATATTTTTATAGATAAATAATAAAAAATATACTATTTTTATATTATGAATGATAATAAAGACGAGACTCTTAGAAATGAATTAAGTGCGTTGCTTTCTGGATCAATTAAGACTGGAAAATCAGATGATGAAATTCAAGACTTTAATGTAAATCGAGGTATTGATAAATTTAAAAATACAAATTCAAATACTCAACCTTCAAATCCAATAAAAATGCTTGAATATGATAAAAAATTCAAAATGCAAGCAAAATCTATTATCGATTCCATGTATAATTTCTATGTAGATTATGGAATAGTTGATAAACCAGAATATTTAGAGTATAAAAAGAATATGGATAGCTTAAATGTATCTAATATGCTTTTACAACTAAAAATGGTAAAGATCGTACTAAATAAAGTACTTGATGATATTAATAGTGGTAATTTGAATCCTAGATTACTTGAAGTATATTGTACTCTTAATGGTCAAATGTCTGAGTTAACTAGATCACAAGCAAATTATATGTTGTTTTTGGAAGAATCTTATAAAAAATCAAGAATAGAAGCAATAGAAAACAATAATTCAAAGCGTCTAGATTATTCAAATGTAAATAAATCATCTGATGATTCAAATTCTGATATAGAAATAACACCAATTGATGATAGTGATTCTGAATTCTTTTTAACATCAGATCCTATGAGATTAGTTGAGGAAGTTACAACAAAATCAACGATTAAATATGAAGATGTACAAAATGAACGTAGTGAATATTTAAAATCAAGAGGAAATGTTTCAATATTTATAGATCCAAATAATAAAAATGATTTAGTCGAGAATTATGATGTTGATTCTACTACAATCAAAGATAATGACGATGACGACGAATCATCTGATCTTCTAGATATGATATAAAAATATTTTTTACACATGAAGGATTATTTTTCAAATAGAGGAACGTTTACTAATATTGATATAACTAAGATTGACGGGTATGAATCCAATAATTTAGATAAAACTAATATATCATGGTCCACAAAGAAGATTGATAAATTAATTAAAGATTATCAAGATGGTGTAATAGAACTTAATAAAATTAAGGGATCTCCATTTGTATCTAATAATATAGAATTTAGAAAACCAAGACTTTCATATCAATATACTCGGTATGAAATGGATGAATTGCGTAAATGTGCAGCAGATCCAGTATATTTCGCAGATATGTATTGTAAATTATTTACGGATAAAGGATATGCTAAAATTATATTAAGAGATTATCAACAAGGTATGCTTGAGGGATTTTTTAAAAATCCCAAAACTATCCTGAATTCTAGTAGGCAAACGGGTAAGACGACAACATCGGCAATATATATTCTTTGGTATATTCTATTTAATAAAGAAAAAAATGTATTGATGCTTGGAGATATTGCGGATACAACAAAAGAGATTATTGATAAAGTTAAGAATATATTAAATAACTTACCATTCTTTATGAAACCCGGTATAACAATTAATAATGTTATGTCTATGAAATTTGATAATGGGTGTCGTATTATTGGTCGTTCTACTACAAAAAAATCTGCAATTGGTTTATCTATAAATTTATTATATATGGATGAGTTTGCTCATATTAATTCATCATTTATCGATCAATTTTGGCGATCTACATATCCTACAATTACTGGTACACCAGATAGTAGAATTATTATAACTAGTACACCTAATGGAATGAATAAATTTTATGATATTTGGATTGCTGCAATTGAAGGTAGAACTGAATTTGTACCAATGCGTGTTGATTGGTGGCAAGTTAAAGGTAGAGATGAGGCATGGAAGCAAAATGTAATCGAAGAACTTGGATCTATTGATGATTTTAATCAAGAATATGGATTACAATTCTTTAAAGGAGATAATTTATTACTTAATTCAAATGATATTAAAAAATTATATAAAATAAAATCTAAATTTGTATCCAGAAAAATTGATGCATTGTATTTGGAGAAATCATATTATAGGGGAATTGAAAAGGTTAAGAGATTTATGGATTTTTCTGAATATATGACATGGAATAAATCATTTTTGAAAAATACGTTTACAGATAAACATAGTGATTTGAGATCAGATGATAATTATTATTTATTTACCATAGATACAGCTAAAGGTGTTGGTAAAGATCATCATGTTTTAAATATATTTAAGGTTGCAAAATTACCATTAAGTAGATTATTATTAAATAGAAATAATATAAAAGATGATTTGGATATATTTTCGTTAGTACAAGTTGGTAAGTTTCGAACAAATGAATATAATATAGAAACCTTTAGTGATATAGTATGTAGTATAGTATTTGATTTATTTAATCCAGAAATGGTTAGAATTGCATTAGAGTTGAATAATCAAGGAGTATTAGTTCGAGATAAGCTAGAGAGACATAGAGAATTTTGGTCTGGAATGTTATTATTTAGTAAATCGAGTGAAACTGCTGAATTTTATGAACCTGGTATTGATTTAACATCAAATAAAAAGAAAGTTGAATATTGTGAAAAATTTCAACATTTAGTTTCTATTGATAGAATAGTTTCTACATGTGAAACTACATTTGGTGAATTATCAAATTTTGGGTCAAATGATGCTAGAACCGTATATAGATGTCAAACTGGAAATGATGATATAGCCATGTCGTGTATTCATGCCGGAACATTTTTTGATGCTCCACAATACGAAGAAATATGTGGCGAATTATTTGATAAAATTAATGATACAGTATATTTAAAAACATTAAAAGAAGATGTTATAGATTATAATATAAATCGATTGGGTGAAGGTATAGAATTTAATATAAATGATGTGATTGATTATAACAATTAATTTTTTTTGTTATTTTCCTAATTTTTTTTTGTATATTTATGTTAGTGTGTTAAAAAAGTGAAATTTATGAATAGTGATATTAAGAGTGTAAAAAAAACGGAAACAAACAAAAAAATTCAAAGTTTAGTAGAGATTGTAATTGAAAATGATTATAATACAAAATCGAGGGAATTTAATAAGATAATTTCTCTTTTATATCCGAAAATAAAGGGATATATAAATAGTAAAATATATGATATTGATGAAGTTGATGATTTAACTTCATTGACTTTCGAAAAAATATGTTCATCTATTAGAACATATCGAACAGAATTCATGTTCGTTACTTGGGTATATAGTATAGCAAAATATACTATAAGTGAGTATAAAAGAAATATTGCAACTAGTAAAATATCAATTGTTAGTTTAGATAGTATTGATGGTGAGGCTACATATGATCAAGATAATACACCATTTAAATCTTATGGTGATAATAGATATAGTAATATACTCGTAAATAGTATAAAATCATTCGATTGTGATTTTAATATTGATCGTAATAATTTAGGTGAAATATATCAAGTTTTATTGACAATAGAAGATTCTTTAGAAAAAAGTGTATTTATACATCATTATATTAATGGAATAATGATAAAACCGATTGCTGAATTTTATAATTTATCTGAAAATACAATAAAGACAAAATTAAGGAATTATAGATTGATGTTAAACAAGAAAATAAAATGTAACCATATTTGTCTTTCAAACGTTTTAATTAAAAACTAAAATATATAAAAATTATGTTTAAAAAATTTAATAAAAATTTAGGTATATTTAAATATGTAAGTATTACTTATTATTTTGAAATGATGAGTAATTATTATCATGAAATGGATAATTATCTTTATTTTAAAAGAAAAATTAAGGATGCTGATGATGAAGGTCTTGTTTCTAGAAATAATATGAAGGTTTCTAAAAGTCATAATGAAATGTATTTTGTTGTTAATTTACAACCAGAAAATTTACTTCTTGATAAGAATGATATGATGAAAATTGAACAACTAGTTGTTGGAAATGAAATTGTAAAAATAGAAACATCATTTGAGAAATATTCTTTATTTGATATGTTTAAATTTACATATGAACGCATTTTAAATGAATCATATTATGCATATGGTGTCACATGTAAATTTAATTTTAGATATATAAATAAAAAAAATAATAAGTTTTTATTATTTTTTACAACCGGATTAATATTAATAGGATGTTTTATTATTTGGTATTTTTAAAAAATAAATAAATATATGAAAGATTTTTTGTCAGATAAAATAAAAATATGGGTTATATATGCATTTTATGGTATATTTATATTATCTTGTTTAAATACATGTAATTCATGCAGTAGAAATAAAGAGAATAAAGAAATGATAGTTCAAATTATATCATTAAATAAACAAGTTGACTCATTAAATAAAATAGTAACCAATTTACCAAAAGTAATTGATAATTCATGTAAAGATAATTTGGCAAAATCTACATATTTTAGTATTCGAACATTTTCTAATTATCCAAATGCTGATTTTTTTAAAGTCGAAGAAGAACAATCAAAATTCTTAAAAAAATAATTTATATAAAACTAATGAAAAAGGCAGATAAAATATTTTTTTATTTATTATTATTAATTCCATTCATATCTTCCATATTATCGACTATACATATTATTGATTTAGTATCTCTCGGTAATAAATTCGTTATGGCGATATCCATTGCAATTACATTTGAAATAAGTTCTGTAATATCATTTGCATTAACTGGTGAAACTATACTTAAAAATGTAAATAAAGGTGCATTATATTTCATATTTAGCATGTTATTTATATTACAAGCAATTGGTAATATATATTCTGGATTTTCATATATGACGAATCAATTAGTTACAAATGCTAATTATTTAGATACATTTATGGAAATGACATTTAATTATTTCAATTTATCAGAAACTAAATTATTTTTGTCATCATTAATTGGATTACCATTGCCAATTATTTCATTATTCATGCTTAAATTTGCTATAGATAAAGCAAGTGTTGCTGCATTTACAAATTCTATAGTACAACCACTAGAATCTGATGTTATTGGTATTGATACTATCAAAGATGTTGGTATTACAGAAAGTGAATCAATAGAAAAACCGTTAGATATTTCTATTGGTGAAAAAAAAAATTAAATAAAATACCCGAACTTACGATTAATTCTTTAAAAGATTCTTTAAAAAATAATAAAATAATTGATAATAATCCAATCATAGAAGATATTATTTTTCCAAAAAAAGAAGATGTAAAATCTTATGAAGATATCGAGATAAATAATAAAAAACCAATTTTTCTTGGGAAAAATAAACGCAATTCAACATTTGCAAATAAATATCCCGAAGAAATAGGTTATTAGAAAAAATATTATTATAAATGGATTTGGCTAATATATGTAACGGAATCAATAATACTATGAATTTAGAATTAGTTGATGGTTGTTTTTCAATAGTAAAGGGGGCTAATATATTATCCGAATTATGTTGTTTTAAAGGACTTGTATCACCAGTTGATGGATTTCGAAGAACTACAGAACAAATCGAAAGTAATAGTTCATTTGTCATTTTTGATAATAAATTTGATGTATCACCAAGTAATTCTTTACGACTACAAACGAGAGGATTCATTATATTTGTAGGTTATCCTACAATTGATGATGCTGGTATTGAAATTGATGATTCCGAATTAAACTTAATAATTAGAATAACAAATAATAATGGTGAATCATTTGATGTTCCATTTTATTTATTTTATTCGGTTTTAAATAATCCAATTACTACAGATGTTGATAATTTAATAAATAAGGTTGAGATTATAAATAATAATAATTATACTGTAAATGCTAGTATATTAACGATTCTTGTTAATAGAGATGGTGTTTCTTTAGAATCTGGAGCAAACGTATGTTAAAAAAATAAAAAATACAATATAATGACGTATAAAACAATTTTAGTTGAGAGTGGTACAGTATACAAACCTCAAATAGTTAATAAAAATATAATGTTACCATATGGGCAATATAATAATTTTTGGATAACAAAATTTTTAGTATTAGAAAATAGTGCATCTGCTATTAAATTGTGGACACTTGGTGTAGATCCAGAAGATTCAAACGCATCAGTTGATATTCCAACGGGTGCATTAATTGTTGGTAATGAATATGATTTAACTATAGGTAAGATGACATGGAGTGGAACTCTTAAAATTTTAGCATATCAAATGTTGGCATGTCCTCATGATTATCCTGATACTCCAACCATTTTATAATAAACTTAATAATAAAAATATGAGAAAAATACAAAAAACAGAAAAGATGATTATTGCGATGTCGGGTGATGATTATATAACGTATGATTGTACAGAACATGGCATTTTTCAGAAACGAAAAGATGTTGATGGTGGAAAATGTCCATATTCAACTTGTAGCGGGAAAGTTTCATTAGTTGAAAATATTAAAGAACTTAAAGATAAATTTAGGTTAGAATTCGGAATATAAAAATATTATATGTTTAAATGATATATCCAGGTAAAAATAAAACTCCAGAACGTGTTTTTAGAACTATGAGAAATTTTCATCAAGGATTTCCATGGACCGGTGATAGTGGTATGGGAATAACAGCTTCTAATTCATCATTTAATCCAGCATTTAAAGTTTATAGTTTACCATTATCTGATATGTCTAGACCAGAGACTAATAAATATGATATGTTCGACCAATATTTTGATGAATTTAGAAGCACATTTAAAATTGGTGATTTGGTAAATGCAATTATTATAAATAATCAACATTCTTCAAAATCAGAAGAAGTTGGATTATTAGGAAAAATTAATAAGTATATTGTTGATCACGAAAATAAACGAATTCGAGTATTCATTATTTCAGACATGGATAATGAATTACATGAAGTATATCCAGAAACTATATTCAGTCGAGACGGTTTATATGAAACTCTTATGAATCGATTTGAAGAAAATTATAACGTTTTACGAATGTAAATCGTTATAATATAAAAAAATTAATATTTATGGACAACCCTAATTCTAAAAACGGTAATATTGGAAAGCCTGATGAGGATTTACAAAAAGTTATCGAATTAAAAGAAAAACAAAACCCAGAAAATTTTACACAAAATATTGAGAATAATGATAATATTGAAAATCAAAATTCTCAAGAAATGACAATAGATCAAAGACATCAATTAAATGTCGATCAAAGACAACATACTAATTCTGATGGTAAACTTGTAATGAGATCTGGAGTTGATCCGTTTGAATCTGAAATACATGGAGCTAATGATGCTGGGTGGAAAAATATTCCATTATTCACTTTACCAAGTAAAGGTATGTTTTATCAAGATGGAACAGAAATAACAATTAGATCTGCAACTGTTGCTGAAATACGTCAATGGTCAACTATTGACGAGGGTGATTTCTTAGATATGGATGATAAATTGAACTTTATTATAGAAAAATGTTTGCGAATTAAATCATCTGATGGAATATCATCATGGAAAGATATTAAAGAACTAGATCGTTTTTATTTAGTATTTAGAATTCATGAACTTACATTTCCAAATGGTGAAAATAAATTAAATGTTAATTTTGCATGTACACAACAATGCGGATATGAAGCAAGAGTTCATTTAACTTCAGCATATTTAAATAATATGGTACAGTTAAGAGATTCAGTATTAAGATATTATAATTCGGAAACTAAATGTTTTTCTAAATATTCTGATAAATTACAAGAAGATATTATATTACATGTTCCATCGATTGGTACAATGATGTATATTAAAAAACAATATAGAGAAAGTAAAGAAACTGGAAAAAATTTAGATGCTTCATTTCTTAGATTGGCTCCATTCTTTGTTTCTGATTGGAGAAAACTCAAACCAGAAACATTTGAGCAATTAAGACATAAAACATATCAATGGAATCAAAATAAATTTTTGTTTATAAGTGGATTTATCGATGAATTTAAAAAAGGAATAAATACTACAATTGAACATAAGTGTGAAAGATGTGATGCGGTCTTAGAACGACCGCTGTTTTTTCGAGGAGAATTTACTATCAAAGATCTTTTCACAGTTTCAAGTAGCTTTGATGATCTCGTATAAAACAGATCTTATATTAAATAAATCATATCCTGGATTAGATCAGTCATCTATGATGAATTTACCGTTTTATGAATATTTACTTAAATTAAAATTGGTTAAAGAAATTGAAGATGAAAGTTCTGATAATTCTAATAATCAAAATAAAGAAGTTGATAAACATATGGCTAAATATCAAGGTATGTCAAAATCAATGGCTCCAAAAATACCATCAAATGGTGGACGGTTATCCGGATTTAAAACTCCTAAATTAAAATAAATAATAAAAAAATCTCACTTATTGTGGGATTTTTTTTTAATAAATAAATAGAATAAAAGATATATCTTAAAACATGGCTAATGAAACTGAGCAATTAATAGATGAAATGAGATCGTTAAATCAATTTTTAACATCATCTATAGATGCTCAAATTGATTATTATGATAAATCATCTGATGTATTTGATTCAATTTCTGATTATCTAAAAGTTTTAATAGATAATATAAATAAAGATGATAATAGTTCTAAAGAAAATAAAAGTTCTTCGGCAGCTAAAGGAGCATCTGGTTCAAAATCAAATTCTACTAAAGATATGTTTGATTTTTCTAAATTGGGAAAATCATTACCTGATTTAGCAAAGGGTTTAATATTATTTAAGAAAGCAGAACCTGCTAAATTTACAGCATTTGTGAGAAATCTTACTGATGCTATGACACAAGATGGAAAATTAAAGAATCCAAAACAAATAAAGGAATTATATGAAGGTATTTCTAAAGTATTTGAATCTTTGGGTGATAATTTAGGAAAAATGGGATTGGGTTTGATGATATTTACACTTGCTGATAAAATGGGTGGTCCGAAATCATTTGTAAATTTTCTAGATAAATTTCTAACTAAAGAACGTCTTGCTATTTTAGGGTCAGATCAAACAAAACAAGCTGCTGAATCTCTAAATACATTAGGTAATGGATTATTATTATTTTCTATAGCAGCTGCATTATCAACTCCACTTTTACTTATTGGACTTCCGGGATTATTGTTATTTATTCCATCAATGAAGTTAATTCAAATTGGTATTAGTATGCTTGGTGACGATTTAAAAAGAATAAAAGAGGGTGGTGAAGCTATAACATATATGGCTGCTGGATTAATATTATTTAGTCTATCATTAATTTTAACTAGAGAATTAGAACCTACGGATTTCTTAATGGGAATTGCATTAATATTTGTATTTGCTATATTTATAGGAGTTATCGCTCTTATGGATAAATTAGTCGGAGGTAAAAAAGGTTCAAATGAAGGTGCTGATTCCATAATGTATTTCGGTATAGCATTAATTACAGTAACTATTGCATTATTATTAACGAGACTTATAACATTTGATGATATTATAAAAGGTGCTTTAATAATTGGAGTATTGGGTGGTATATCTATTTTGCTTGGTTTAGCAAAAGATACAGTTAAAGATGGAGCATGGGCTATGTTATTAGTATCTGCATCATTAATTGTTGCAGTTATTGGTGTAATAATGACAAAACTTGTAGATTGGGAAGATATAGGAAAAGCTGGTGCTATTATAGGTGGTTTATCAGTTGCTGTTATAATAGTTGGTATGAATGGAAGTATGGCAATGATGGGATCTATAGCAATGATACTTATTTCTGCTTCATTAATTGTGGCAACAATAGGAATTGGTATGGCTGCAAAATTTGATTGGGAAGATATAGGAAAAGCTGGTGCTATTATAGGTGGTCTAGGAGCAGCAGCAGTTCTTATTGGATTATCTGGACCATTAGCAATTTTAGGATCGGTAGCAATGTTAATAATGGGTGCATCATTAATAGTTATGGCTATTGGAATTAAGAAATTATTAGAATTGGAGTTTACTGAAGATAATACTGTTAGTTTGTTAAAATTAATTGGTGGGTTGGGCATTGAATTTGGATTAATTGGACTGGGATCTTTATTTATTGGTCTTGGAGCAATAGCATTGATTGGAGTTGGATTAGCTCTAAACTCGATTGGTGAGGGATTATTAAAATTTTATAATCTTAATATACCGATTGATGAATTAAGTGGTGAAAATGGAACTATTTATAAAGTATTAACATCAGTTATGGAACCATTTAAGAAAATTGGTCTTGAAAATTCAGTTGGTGGTGGATTTTTAAATCCATTTGGTTCAAATCCAGTTGCAGTTGGTATAGCATCAGTTGAGGGAATCGGTGATATATTAGTTGATATAGCTAAAGGTGTACAAGAATTTGCTAATTTAACGTTTGTTAATTCAAGGGGTGAAAGAATTCAATTAGATAGTACACAAATGGCTATGGTTGCATCAAATATCCAGATGGTTTTAGGTGCAGTTAGTATTGCATTCGCACAATTAGGTGAAACAAATGGAGAAACTAATTGGTGGAGTAATGGAAAAATAGAAAGTGGTGTAAAATCAGTTGAGGGTGTAGGTAGAAATTTAGTTGATATAGCTAAAGGTGTACAAGAATTTGCTAATTTAAAATTCACCGGAAAAGATGGAAAACAAATATCAATTAAACCGGAATGGTTGGGTCCAACTGGATTTATTACTACTAATATACAGAATGTTATATCATCTATTTCTAGTGCTCTTGGTTTAATTGGATCTAGTGATGGTGCACAAGGTGATTGGTGGTTTGGTAGTTCTGCTATAAGTAAAGGTAAATCTGCTATTGATGGTGTCGGTAAGAATTTATTGGATATCGTAAAGACTGCACAAGGAATAAGTGATTTAACATCAAAGGGATTTGATCCAGTAAAAATGGAAACAACAATAAAAACAATAATAAAGGGATTTTCCAATGCACTAATTAGTATAGGTAGTATTCCAAATTCTGAAAAAAGCGCAAAAACATTCAATGGAATTTCAAAAAATATATTAGATATTGCAAATTCTAGCGATGGTTTAAATAAATCATCTCTTGCTATTGAGAAAATAAGTAATTCATTAACAAAAACATTTGATGGTATTAATAAATTGGGTGATGATAAATTGAAAAATCTTAAAGAATTCTTTCAAACTTTAGTTGAAATAGAAAAATTCAATGCTGAAAGTTTTGATAAAAAAATGGAATCTTGGAAAGAATTGGCAAATACAACTACTAATTTAAATGTAACTGGAAATGAAAATTCAGGATCATCATACACAACATCACCTACGAGATCGTCAAAATCATCAGCAACAAATGATAATGAAAAATCGTCTAAGGAATTAGATGCTAAAGTTGATTTACTTAATACTAAATTTGATACAATGATAACTTTATTAGGTCAGATATCACAATCTCTTAAAAAACCATTAAGTGTTGATATTATAGATAATGATATTAATACATTACTTGCTGGAAGATAAATTTAATAAAATGAAAGAGGAATATAAAAATAAGATAAATAATATTATAGATGAATATCGATTAACAACACATCAATATTCAATTGTATCAGAAGAAGCTTTGAATTTAAAGGATCGTATTGTTGATTTAGAATTACAACAAATAGAATTAGATAATAAATTAAAGGATATTCAAAATAAAGAAAAACAGTTATTAAATGAAATGAAAATAAATGATATTGATTCATATATTGAATTTCATCAAAATATTAATAATATGATATTAAATAATAAAATAAAAACGAAATAATGGCTAATAGTAGATTTGTAAACATCAATTCATATTGTTTAGTTGAATATATTTATACAGATTCTGTTATACAAGAGGATTGTAATTTATATTTAGTTGATAATGGATTGACTAATTCTCAACAAATATTTAATTCAAATTCTGATATAGATATTACAAATAATATTCAAGATTATTCAGTAATTCCATATGGAAATAATAGATATGCTGTATTAGATGAAGAAAATGATATTATATCATATAATTCTAAATTGAAAAAATCTTCTATTATTCAAGCAATAACTTTATATGATACGGTTAGGTTTCATTTTATAAGCGGTATTGATTTAACTGCATTTACTGGGTTAATATTATCTGTTAAAAATTTAGAAAATAATGAAAAATTTAATACATTTTGTTCTATTTTTGTAAATTCATTAAATTATGGAGATCTAATAAAGTATAATACAACTCCTATATTTTTATCAGAGAGTAAATATGATAGATATATTGAAGTACGAATACCATCTATAAAAAAAATGAATAATTCATATTATTCAGTATCACCACAAGATCCTAATTATTTAGATATATTAAAAACCAAATTAGCTTCGAAAATTACATTAATTGATGTAACTAATATTGATGGAAATTTTGTAGGATTTATAAATAATGCACCTATAACTTTTTCTATAGATGAATGTAGTTCTGAATTTTATCTAAAATCTGAAGATACTACATATTTAATGTATAATATAGAAAATCATAAAGAAGCATCATTGCCACAAATAAATGAATATGAATCATTTTCATGTTATATATCTGAAGCTACTGATGGTAATTATTTTAAATATTATGCTTCATATAATGGTGGATTTCCCGGTGAATTTATAACATCATTAACCAATGGAACTGATAAATGGACTATAATTCATCAATTAAATGTATATGAATTTACACAACATGGTGGATCTGAAATGACATCATCTCTAACTACATATCAAGATATTGGATTTGATGAAGAGCAATTATTTAGACCAGTGCTAAAACATTCTGGAATTGATGTGAGTTTTACTATAGATTATATGGTTAGATTATTAAATGAAAATAATGGAGAACAAATAATACGAACTGGTAGTATAATGTCATATAATGTTAATAGTTATGGTAAAAATACTGTAGGTATTAAGATGTTATCGACACCAAATGCACATAGAGTATATAATAAAGTATTTAAATCAAATATAAGCCAATCTGATTTATTTATTGAACCGGAATTTAATAATTCTATGAAATATACATCAACATCAAGTTCTAGTAAAAATGTTGTAATTGAACGTTTAGTTAGATTTCCACTATATATAGATTATAATAAAATTAGTATTTCTGATAAAATTCTATCATCTGAATCAATTACTGATGATAGAATTATATATAAACAGGGGGATCTTAGAATAGTGATTAAACCGTTTGATACATATTTAAAATTTAAGATTTATCAAGAAAGTAATGGAACTTTAGCTACATCTACATTGGACCCAATGAATATATATAGAATCGTATTTATTACGGATTCAAATAATGGTAAAATTGTATACGAATCTGATACAACTGATTCAACTATTAGACCATATGATGGTGATTTGATATTTAATATACCAGAAATAGATATATTGAAAATATTATCATCAAATAGTAGAGATTTTTATATAACATCATATAATTATTCAACTTTAAGAGAAAGTATTGTTTATTCTGGATTTTGGTATAAACAAACCGAAATAGATGAATATAATAAATATATTTCAGATATAAAGGTAGAATATGGTATAACTGATTCAAATAATAAAACGATGGATGCGTTAATCGCATCTGATTCTGAAAAAACTAATAATATACCATCTGATGTTTATATTCCAGGATATACAGAACAAAGTTCAAATGGAAGTGAAATATCTTCTGTATTAAAAACTAAACCAAAACAGACATAAATTAATTTTTTGTGGCTAAATGACAGATAAATAATTAAAAAAATATACATAATGAATACATTTGTAAGTAAAATAAACGAAATCGTTAATAATAATGATGAATTAAAGGGAAATACAGTACTTAGAGCTGTTCTAGAAAATATAAAATATACAGGAGACGATATTAAATTCTTAAATTCTTTGAAAGAAGGATTATGTGACGTTAATAATTACTTAAAAAATAGCGATATTTCTTCAATTATTTCATCAGTTGATCAAAAAATTGAAGAAACTTCAAAAACTGATATTAATGGTTTTATAAAAAGAACTGCCAATGAATTTGATATTATTGGTTTAGCTGAATCTATAAAATTATCTGGAGAAAGTAATGATCCTAGATTATCTGGTTATTTAGGTCAATTAATTAAAGAATGTAACACTAAAAGACAACCTACATATTTATATTTAAATTCTTTTGTAAATACATTATATGCTTATAAAGAATATAAGTCTGTACAAGAAGCAATTAATAAAACTACTACATACTTTAATGAAAATTTAGAAAAACTTGTAGTTCTTGATACTATTATGTACTTTGAATCGATGGGTCAACATGGATTAAATCCTAAAGTATCAAATGTATTAAAAAAATGTATATTTGAAAGTCAATATAATCCAGATATTATTACTATAAAATTAGGAGATTCTGCAACAACTGGTGCTGTTGTTAATATGTTAGAATCATTACGCAATATACGTAGTGAAAAATCTCCAGAATTTGATTTAGGTCAAGGTAAAACTGATACAAAAATATTTGAATATGTTGGTCCAGTTTTAAAAGAAGGTAAGGATATTACATTTTATGTTGATGGTTCATTTATACATGTTTCTCCCGATTCATTAGATGAAAGTTCTATTAGTAAAACTATATCTGGTGATAGTAAAGTAAAGGTTTATGAAATGCAAGAATTATTCCTATATAATACATCTAGAGATTTTTATGATACTGTCAAAGCTTATGAATCATTGGGATTTCAATTTGTTCAAAATGGAGTAACCGCTAAATTAAATAAATCTCAAGTCGATTTCAAAATGAATGAAGAACATAAAATTGATTTATATATAAATTCAAATATGGTTTCTGATGTTACGACTGCAAAACAAAATGAAATGTTCTTATTTGAAAATCAAATTACAAAACAATGTTTATTCAAAGTATTCGAAAATTCAGATCAAATATTCAATATGCCATTTGTTAAATTTTTAATAAATGAAAGAATTGGTTCCGCGTCTATGATCATGAATATATTAGATGATTATTATGTATATGATTTTGTAAATGAAAAACAAACTGATATATATAAATTAGATGCATATAAATTATATGAATTTACTTTAACTAAATTTGGATATGACATTTCGTCATTATTTAAATTACAAATTAATAATAAATTATCCGAAATTAAAAGATTAGAAGATGATAAACAAAAACTTATCGAATCTATAAATGCATATAAAGAATCATTATTAAAAATCAATGAAACTTTAAAATCTGATATTAAATCAGAAGATCGTTCATTATTAGAAGGATTAAAAGTAACTTTAGATGTAAATATAACAAAATTAGAAGAATCATATATAGAAATGTGTAAAATATCCGATTCTATTCGTTTGAGTAAAAAAGATTCAATAAATGAAGATAATTATTCTGATACAACTAAAGAAGATGAATCTACTCAAACTCAAGAAGAAAAGACCGAAACTGAAGATACACAATCACAAACTGAAGATAATAGTCAATTAGTTGATGAAAAGAAAGCATTAAATCCAGGATTACAAGCATATCTTGATAAAAAGAATGGTAAAAAAGAAGAATCCAGTGATGGTGATGAACCAACCAAAGAAGATGATTCTAATAAAGTTAATGAAAATGAAGAAATCGAAGAAACTAAACCACAAGATGAGAAACCAGCAACCCAAGATCAAGAAGAACAAGTTCCGCCACAAAATGAACCAATTAATGAAGAAGAAACTGTAGATCCAGTTGCTACTGAATCTACATCAAGTGAAGACAAAACACAAGAAGAAACTTCAGACGAAAAAAAAAAATCAACTAACGTAATTGATGAATCAATATTTAACCATGATAAACCATTAAGCAACGATGTAGAATTTAATGCAGATGGAATATATGATAAATATGAAATTATGTTGGCTCCAACGGGAACTAGTGTTAAGGTAAAAGATGGTGATTTGATTTCTGATTGGCTTAAAATAGAATTTATTAAAACTCCAGAAGGTAAGAGTTCTATGGTAATAGATCCTAATGGATATAATATACCATTTGATCAAGTAAGACGTGTAACAAAAACTACAGCTCCTGTAAATGAATCTTCAGATAATAATGAATATCCAAAATTAAAAACAGCTATAGTTACATATGATAACGGTGATGTTATTACAACTTCAGTAAATGGTATGTTATCTGACGAACAAATCAAAGATTATTTTGCAGTTGGCAAAACATTTAATTTGGGAAATGGTGAAAAAGATCTATTGGCTAAAGTTGCATCATGTGAAGTTAAATCAAATGAAGAAACTCAAACTCAAGAAGAATCTACACAAACTGAAGATGATACATATTATGCATTATGTAATATAAATGCTAAAGAATCACCATATACCAAATCTGTAAAATTACAATCAAATACTAAAGATGGCATTATAAAAGAAATCAATGATTTTATACAATTTTTAAAATCAAAGGATTCTGATGATAAATCGAAACGATATAATTTTTCATATGAAGTTGATGATTTATTAGATGATGAATATAATGAAACTGGATCATATATTAGTGATGATTTCTGTACTATTACTAAAAATATTGATATAATAAATTCATTAATAGAGAAAAATAAAGGTTATGATGTTGAAGTTTCTGATGTTTATGAATCAAATGATGATGATAAAGTAATATTAGAATTTATAATTCCTGATTGGGCTGTATCGTCTTTAATTGATGGTGATAATACTGGGTTGAATGATGAAGAAATTGCAAAAATTAATGAATTTTCTCAAAGAATAGAAACAAAATATGGTAACGCAGATTTTACTTTACCATCTGATGATTATGCTGATAGTGATTTGGGATTTCGTAAAACAAACGATATTGATAATATCGAATCAAATTGTGTAATGTTATTATTACATCCAACTGAAGGTATTAGTGATATAAATGAAGGTTTATTTTCATGGGCTGCCGGATTATTTAGAAGGGGTAATATAAAAAATGCATTACGTAAATATAAAGAAGAATTACCATCAGCTATGAAAGAACGTTTGACTAAAGAATTTGATGCTGAATTAGCACAAAAAGCAGGTCAAGATACAACTAATATCAAAGAACAAATTGATATTCTTAAACAAAAAGAAACTGCTATCAAAAATGAATTAAATTCTGCCATAACTGAAGTATTAGGTAAAAGTCCAGAATTGAAAAATGGATTAGCTAAATTAAGAGCTACTGCTGAAAAAGAATTACTTGAGCAATTAAAAAATACATTAGAAGAATTTAGGGTGGATGATAAATATAAAGAGAGCGAAGCTATTGTAAAAAAATTAGATCTTATTAATAAACAAGAAAGTCAATTAACTGCAAAAATTGAAGCATTAAAAGATGTTGTAGTACCTGATGAAAATGCACCAGCTGAAGGTGATAATGAATCGATTTCTATAAAAATTGATGATGTTATTGATTATAAAACTAAAGATGGAAAAGATGTTAAGATAAAAATAACTAATGAAATACCAGATGAAGGTACTGGATTTTATACTGGTATAGTTGAAGGTGGAGATGGTAATGAAGTTAAAATTGATCCAAAACAAATAATTAAATCTAATACTGAAGATAAACCAGCCGAACAAACAACAGAACTAGAAAATACCGAAACTGTATAATTATTTTTTTTTTATGAATACAATATTTTCGTATAATGATATTTTGAAAGAAAATGTAAGTAATTTAACTGATCATGCTGGATTAGTTTCGTGTGCTTTAGATTTTCTTCGAGTACAAGATGAACTACCAGATATATCATCAGGTGATGATAATGGATTTATATTGAATTTTATATTAGATGGATATAAATATAAAATTACCGGATATATTGAAAATGGTGAAATTAAATTAAAGGGTATATATAGAACTGGTGGTGATGATATATTAGAATATAATAATTTAGGACCAGATGAATTTAAAGATGCTTTGAATACAAGAGATATTTATACAAAATTATGTAATAAAATCATAAGAATAATAAAAAAGGAATCCGATTAGATTCCAATTTTATTATTTATTATCGAATGCGAATCCCATAATTGATTTTCCATTTATTCCAATATCCAATATCCCATAATCTTTATATCCATCATTATAAGATACAGCATTTAATGTTATTTTATATTCACGAGCAAGCAAACTATACATTTCTAATTGTTCTCTTATTTTATATTTCCATGCTTCTGGATTATAATTCGTTATAAATAGCATATCTTCTACATTTGCTCCGAATTGAGTGGTTCCTAATATATCTCCTCTTGATGTACCGATAGTCATTTTTATCTGATATATCAAACATTCAATTTCATTCGATATCTCTAAAACATCTGGCATATAATTCGGATCTTGTTCATCCCTGAAATAAAATTCTTTAAGCATAATTTTAATAATTTTCTACAATTAAAAAATCTGGTGTATTTTCACCTTCAATTGTATCTTTAATAACTTGTAATTCATCGTGTGCTACTTTAGACATTTCGGCATAATTATATTTAAATCCACCAGGAAGTTGAAAATCTACAACTGATAGCATCTCATGAACTCTTATTTTTGATTTTGCTCTAACATAACGTTGAAATAATTCATTTTCAAAAAGGAATTCATCTTCTACTTTTTTAGATACCATTAACCATAATGGAACTTTTGGAGTTCTTCCTAATATTTGTAGAAAATGATTCGTGTGGTTATAATCATATGCTACAGTATCAATAGTTAGATTTTTTGTAATATCTAAGAATGAAAACATAGCAACTCTATAAACTAATGCTTCTCCCATAAATGGTGTGAGGAATAATTCAGATCCAACAAATTTTTGATCACCCAAATCTCTATCGATAGACCCAAATATACTACTACCTTTACACTCTTTACATTCATGTACATATTGAACACAATCTGGTAAAATTATTCCTCTTTGTCTTTGAAATTGCGGAGTTGTAAAAATTGCATGGGGTAATATTAAATGTTGTTTTTGTAAGGCATATCTCCAATAATCATAAAAATATCTTCTCGCATTATTAATTATACGTTCTATTTCCTTTTCCGGTATCTTAAATGGTAATGATCCCGAAAATGTAATTTCATCAATTATATCTAATTTTAGTTCCTTTAAAGTCATTAATTCGAAATTATTTCATATATTTTTATTTATTTACAAAACCTTAGTCATTTTAAGTACTATATTATTTTGATTAAATTAGTAAAATAATTTTAAAATGAAATGTCAAATGAAGAGAAATTTAATTATGTTTATAAAAAGTATAGTAAATACATTTTAAATGTATGTTATAAATATACCAAAGATAGAGATGATGCAGAAGATTATATGCATGATGCATTTATAAAAATAAACAAAGTCATTGAATCTATAGATATAAATAAATGCAAAACATTTATAACAACTATAGCTATTAATAATACGATTGATAATTTAAGAAAGTTAAAGAATAAAAAAAATACATATTCAATTGATGATCAATGGTGTGATATGAATAATCCATTTTCAGAAGATTCAAAATGTGGAGATTGTGTTCAATATGATGATCTTAAAGAATTTATACAAAATAATGCAGATGTGTTGGGTGTTAGATATAGTAAAATATTTTCATTATTTGTATTTGAAAATTATAAACATAAAGAAATTGCAGAAGAGCTACATATGAATATTAATACAGTTCGTGTTGATTATATGAAGGCTCGAAAAATAATTAGAGATCTTTTACAAGTTGAAATTGATAAATAATATATAAAAAATAATAAAAAAAATTATGGATAAAATAATATTAATAATAAATATTCCGGTTAAAAATAGAAGTATTAGCGCATGTCGTGAAATTATATATGATACAAAAAAATATCTTGATGAAACATGTAATGATGGATCTATTATACATTATGTATTTCCATCATATATCGCAGATGATATTACAGTTGATTGCGTTAATCCTAAATTGATAGAATCTGATGAATATATTAAAATAAAAGAACGTTTAGATTCAAGTTTAGAAATGGTTGATTCTTTTATAAAAGAATTACAAGAAAGAAAAAAATAATAGAATAAAATAAATGAAACAAAAAGAATGGAATCGACTACATACGTGTTGTCCACAATGTAAAAACCCAAATGTTATTAAAACTGAAAAAACACCAATAGTATCTGATATTGATAATTATACAGATGATGTTAATATGGCAACATGTCCATTATGTTCATGGAAAGGTATGGTTAAGCAATTAATTCAAAATCCGGCAGATTTAACTGATGTTAAACAAATTAATGTTGAACTTAGAACTATAGATAAAGTAGATAATGAAGGTAATACTCATGTTTATATCAGTGCTGAAGATTGTGTTGGATCTATTAGAAATTTTGGAATGGAACTAATTCCCGCATTAAAGGATGATGGTGCTAAAACATATACAGAACAGTTATTATCAGAAATAATTAAGATTTTTATATCAGCAGATGTTACACATCGTGCTGAAAAGATAAAAAAACTCCAACAAATGGAAGAAAATGCTAAAACTGATTTGGAAAATACAACTCAAATTGAAAATAATGAAGAATAATGGCTAAATCACAATCTGATGATATAAGAGATAGGGATTTAAATCAAATTAAAGCCCTAATTAAGTCAAATATGCATGTCGCTGACATAAGTGTACTAGATAGTCCCAAAGGGCTTTCATTTAAGACTAAATATGGTCAAATTTTAATTCCTAATGAAGCGATCGATTATTATTACACTGTATTTAATGAAACTATTCAAAAAATACGTAAATATGAAGGTTATATTGATAGAATTGATTCAATTATAGAACAAAAAGATCCAGAAGAATTATGTAAAGAATTAAAAGAGATAATTGATTGGTTTAATTTCTCTGAAGTGTTTAGAGAGAATTATTCAGTTGTATCTCAATGGTTAAATGATGAATCTATAACAAAAGAAATGCTGGGACAATTATATAAATCTTATTCTTCGAATTCTATTGCTGGATTGGATCAGAATTTAACACAAAAATTTACGAATGCTGTCAAAAAGTCATTATCATATTATAATGTACTATTGAAGATGTTTGATATTTTTGATGCACAAATATTCAATAGGAAAAATTAAATATTAATAATTAAATAAAAAAGTAAAAATTATGCAAAATTGGTTCGAATCAGTGGTGGAACACGAAGAAGCACATCACGTTACAGGTAAAATTACAAAATTTAAAGAAATGTTCTTAGTTGATGCTATGACATTTACAGAAGCTGAAGCAAGACTTCAAGAAAAAATTAAAGAGTTTGCAAAGCGAGAGTATGATATTACTAAACTCGGTAAAATCAAAATCGAAGAATTAGTTGACGGAGGCGATTATAATAAATGGTTTAAAGTGAAAGTCGTTTACCTAATTCCAGTTGAAACTAAACAGGGTGAAGTAATTGAAGAATTAACTGAAGTAGAAGAAAATGGTGAATTAAAAACAAAAGGTGCAGTTAAAGTTAAAAAACGACCTAGTATAAGCATTATTCATGCAGATACAGCAGAAGAAGCATGTCGACTTATTACTGAACATGTTAAGGATTCCATGTTTGAATTCACAGTTTCTGAAGTAAAAGAATATGATTTAATGGATTATTTTCCATATATTTCAAAATAAAAAATAATAATTTAAAATAGCCCCAATAATATTAATTGTTGGGGCTATTTTTTTTAAAAATATTAAATTTATTGAAATAAATAAATACTGAAGAAATAGATATATAATTTTTTAAAAAAATATAAAAATATGGACAGTCCATTTTCAAAACAATTCGATAAAAAAGTAGCAACATTTAAAGATTTCTGTAAAACTGTAGATGATATATCTACTCCGGGAACTGATGGTAATATAAAAAATAAAGATGCTAAAGGATCTGATAGAAATTCAAAAAATATTATAATGGAAATGGTACACGTTGATGGGTTAGTTTTTGATGAGGCGATTAAGAGACTTAAAAAAGATGGAATATCTGATGATGAAATTTCAAAAATGACTAAAGAACAGATATTGAAACTTGGAAAAGAATCTAGTTCTGTTGTTGAAAATAAAAAAGAAATAAAAGATAATGTACACTGAGTAATAAACTGCTCAAATGTGTCGTAGGTGCGAGTCCTATAAGTAGGCTAGGGAGTACATTCTGGAAACATAAATAACACTAAAATTAAATAACTAATTTATTTTTAGAGATAGTCGGTCCGATTCCGGCACTAGCTGAAGACTTAAAATGTCCCATAATCTTAAAAATTATGGGACATTTTTTTAGATAAATAAGTATATAAAAATAAATAATTTTATTATGGATAAAATTTTCGAAAAAAAGGCGTTATTGTTTAATGATTTTATAACTGAAGCAAATCATGGTGTTGATAGAGATAATCAAAGATTTATGAATTCAATTTATAAAAGAATTGAAAATATAAATAAATTAATTACTTCTGCAATTGATGGCGATGGTGATCCAATTCCAGTAATTGATAAATCAAGTACATATGAAATGCCAGATGTTTATTCACCAATTACATATGATGGTTATGTTGTAACCATTAAATCAACTGAAGTTTATGGGGGAAAAGAAAATATCGATACATATGACGTTTATCCATATCTTGAATTTAATAATAAAACAGATAATGAAGATGAAGAATTTCCTCAAGGATATTATGCATATCAAGATTTAAGCGATAATTTAAAGGTTATTGAAAATATGTATTCTAAATTATTCAGAAAAAATAAAATCATATGTCAACAATTATCATATTAACTGGAATAATAATCGCTGTTCAAATTACAGCAATTATAATAATTCATAAATAATTTATATTTTAATGGAGATTATTAATTTAATAAAAGTTCCAAAATTTATAGATTTTTTATTAGAATCATATAATAATGATATTCATGATTTAGAATATAAACTAGAAAAATTATATAATAAATTAGAATCATATGAAATTGGTTCAAATATAGAAACGAAAGAATCAATACCAGAATATTTAGTTGCGTATTATATGCCTAAAATAAAACCAGAATCAGCAAA